TTGGTTCCGCTAGTGTTGATGAATCTTCCAGACTCAATTGTAATCGCCCCTGTTGCCCCTGCTGCTACATTCCCGGACACCACATCTGCGTAACCTTGCAGTGCATTTCCCTTCTTAACAGTGAATATTCTGTCTGCCGCTCCGCTGTTTAAAAACTGAAGAACAAGTTTATCGTCTCTAATTGCTGATAGGTCAACTGTGAATCCGTCTGCTGCGGTTGTTGGTGCCGTATAGGTTACTGCCAATACCGGTGTATTCTTTTCCATTTTCTGCGGTGTTACTACTGTTACTGCCATTTTAATTCCTCCTTATAAATTAGGGGGATTGCTCCCCCATTCAATTTAACTGTTTATTACTTATGAGCCTTTATTACATACAATTCTTTAGGTCTAACAACTTTTGCGCCATATAAGGAAAGTGCCTTTATAGCATCTGCAAATAGTCCATCAGGTCTGTAAGGTTCAACCTTGTCAATCTGGCTAACGAATGCGATTGCATTTTTAGTTCTGATCATGCAATAGTAGTCAGTTCCATCGTTGTACAAATTGTTACTGACCCGAACCCTGGCTGAATCGTAAAATCCGACTATTCCCTTTTTCATCCTTTCGCTGTTTGCGGTGTCAAGTTCAATGTACTTGTCTTTCAATAGCTGATAAGTGTACGGATCCAGTTCGATTACTACTTCGTCATCAATCGCAACATCTGCCTGTCTTAAAGTAACAAGTCCTAAGTCAATGGCTGCCTTTGCAAGTGCGCCGGTGTTAATCTGTGCGGATGCTGTTACCGTTGCTGCCTGTGGGGCTAAAGATGCAATGTAAGTATCCATATCAAGTGCTATTGCTCTAGTTGCTTCTGTCATTAGGGATTCCATTAAGCCTGGTGTTGATTGTGCTTTGTCTACATCGTCAACCATAAAGTTGATATACTTAGCCTGGTCGATTGTCAGCATCACTGAAGAATCTGCCACTGTTTCAGGTGTTCCAATAGATGCTCCTGTGTAGGTTCCAACAGTAGGTCTGCCAACTCCAAGAATTTTAACTGCATTACCAAATTTTGCTTCGCCTGTAAACTGTTTGTTTGTGAAGTCTGCTAGTATTGCTCTCTTTTCGTTTTCGTGCTGTATGTGCTTTGACCAAAAGGTCTGTTTAAAATTTGCGTAAGCCACTGTGTGCCTCATTCTTTCTTTAATTTAAGCGATAGTTTAATTCGCAAACTCGAATGTGTGTCCACCGGCCGATTTAGTTCTTCCACAGCAGCAGTTATATATACTGCCTTGTGATGTGTTAAAAACTTTTGCAGCTTCATAGCCCGAACTATAAATTTCTCCATTTTCTATACAAATAACTTTCTTGCGATTGTTATAATTGCAATTAGTTCCTTGTTCGGTTGAAAATTTAATATTCTCGGCTTGTGTACACCACCGAAGATTTTCAAGTCGGTTATCAGTTTTTACACCATTTATATGGTCGATTTTCATTTCTTCCATATTGTCGATTGGTGCGTATGTTTCCATAATCAACCTATGTATCATTCGGTATACTTGTTTGCCGTTTACCATTAACCCTAAATGGAAATATCCGCCACTTTTTAATGTTGGCTTTAGCCACCTATTAGTTTTAGAGTTGTAGACACCGCCATCGCTAGAAATAAAATGATTTTCACATCTGTATGCTTTCATTAAATTCAATGCCATTCTGTGCCTCCATTATTTCCATTTGAGCATAGAATTTCTAACCCTTTCCATTATTTTAGGGTTGTCGTAATCCTTGCTCGTTAGCTTGTCTACTTCAGAAGGACTGTAAAAGTCTTTTTCTTGGCTTGATGAACTGTCCACTCCACCGATTTCGGGTGGTGTCGGTTTTTTATTTCTATCGGCCTGTGTTTTCAAAACCTCATAGGCTGTTAACACATCAAGTCCGTTTTTCATAATTGCAAAAACCTTTGGGTCTAATTCGTTAAGCGACTTTACTTCCGGGTAGACGGTTTGTAATTGTTTTAAGTCCTCTGCCATCTGTGATTTAATGGCAATGTTGCGATAATACTCGTTCTCGCTTTTCAGCGCATTTAATTTGGCATCTTCTGCCTCTCTTGCTTCTCTCTCGGCTTTGACTTCTTCAACAGAAGTTCCCAAGTTTGCTGCTTCGAGTGCATCCGCCATTTCTTCAGGTGATCCTTCATATCCATATTTCTGTAAGGCTTGTACAAGACGGTCATTTTGCATCTTGATTGCCCTGGATTCTGCCTCTGCCTGTCTGCGTGCTGCTGCGTAACTTGCATTATCTTCTTTTGACTGTTGAGGTGCGTTCTCAACAACAGGTTCAACCGGGGTTTCCTCTGTTATGCTTTCGCTTGCATCGTCTTGTAGTCCTTCGGTAACTACTTCCACATCGTTTACTGTGTTAAATTCATCCATGTTATTCTCCTTTGGATTTTTTCGCTTTTCTCTGCGTCATTTAAAAAAACCCCTAGATTAGAGGCTTACTTTGCGTATTCTTGTCTGCTTCCTAGGGTGTCGTGTTGTAGGTGCATACCGCACTGCGTTATAAAAACATCAGCAAGGTATTCTGTGCCTGTTGCGGCGATCCTTTTTATTCTTGTCTTTAGCTGCATACCTATGTGGTACGCCCCCAGGCTAAACTCTCCTATGTCAACGAGATAGTGTTTCATTGCCGGGGTTCCGTTTTTGATTTCGATTTCCTTTGTGAAACTTGATTCGCTCCACACCCCGAAAGCATCGGCATATTGCACCCATAGTTGGAACTTCACAAACTGTGATGCTCCGCTGTTTTGCAAAGTCTTTGTCGTAAAGTGAATGTGTACTTCCGCTTCACTTTCTTCTTTCCAGCCGTGGCTTGGTTCGTTTGCCTGGCAATCAATGTATTCTCCGACACCAAAGGCATATTCGGCATTGTTTAATGCCCCGAAGGCTTCCCAGCTTGGCGCATTTGCCGCAGGCACTTTCCCGGCAGCAATTGGAAATTGTAAATCGTCATAGAACGCATCATCGAATACTAAAGCACCCACGCCTTGGAAATCTATGTGTGCATCACCTTGAAATGTTCGCCAAAGCACCGATTCTCCCATTGTTCTCTCCTTTCTGTTTCTTTGCCTAAAAGAACAAATGTTCAAGGCTTTAGATTAGCCATTAACGGCTTTATTATTAAGGTGTGATAACTTGTATATAAAAAGGCTCAAACTCGCTGTAACACGAAGAATGAGCCTTTAAATAGTATATGTGTGTTTTTAGGTAATTTGTGTGTCTGTTTCCCCACCTAATAGGGTAAATGCTTGTTTGTAAGCCTCGCAATTAGGGTTTACGCATACATACGCATAGGTTACTGTACCTTCTTGCTCAATTACATGGTCAATGTATGTTTCGTTGTTACATTTAGTACATAACATATCGTCTTGCCTCCTTCTGCTGCTCCATAAATTCTTTAAGCCTGTTGAGGATATATCGTATCACCCGGAACACCTCCCATCTGCTCGCTTGCTAATTGTTCAGCCGCCATTTGCTTGGCTTGTTCGTGCATCTGTGCGTTCTGTTGTTCGGCCATCTGTTGCTCTTGCTGAGTCATCGCCTGTTGTTCGGCTACCTCTTTTCTCTTTTCAAGTAGATCGTCAAACTTTCCTTTAGGTGCTGTCGAATCATCGTCAAGCATTTCAACATATTCCTCAAAGGTAATGTACTTTTGTGTGAGTGCATTCTCCAAGGCCTGCTCCCTTGCATATTTGCTGAATGGGTTTGTTGGCGATACATCAATTCTTACTGATACGGAAAGTTCCTGAAGTATTTTGGCTTCGATTGTTTCGGTTACTGTTTCGCCATCTTTCTCTACTGAAAACTCAAGTCCGTTAGGATTGTATGCTATCAGTATATCTAGCCAGGTATGGGCCACATCTTCAACCCATTGCTTGTAAAATGCTGTTGACCTTGTAGATGCTATGGCTTGCTGGTCTCTTACCGCTATGATGGCGGCACCACTCGCCTTTTCGGGGGATATGTTACCCGTTGCGTTATCTCCGGCATTTGCTAAATCTCTTGATGTAAAGATTAGTTCGTCTTGAAGCACTTTCCCGTCAGGTGACATACTCGAAGGTGCTATGTAGTCGAAGTAGTCTCTTATCTTCTGTACCGTCAGCCCCTTAACCTTTATGGCTGTTGCCACCTTGTTAATGTCTTGCGGGTTTGCTATTGCATCAGTTGAATACACTGGTCTAGGGTACCCGGTGTTTTTATTACTCTGCTGTCGAATGGCAAGCATCTTGTTGGCATTGATTTGATTATTGATTAGTCTTTCGACTTCCCCAACACCTCTTGCGCTTCCTCTTTTTGGGAACCACACAAGATTGTCAACGGGTATTCTTTTAAGGCCATCTACCTTTGTTTCAGGTTGGTAAACTACTGTCTTGGTGCTTCTTGTAAAGTAAATGCCATCAGCCTTCTTTTCTATCTGAAGTAGGCAAGAACACATATTATCTTCGACTTCTTGCTTGGATGCTTCGGGAAGGTTCGTGGTGTCATCGTCTGCCACTATGGAATCAATCTCTTGCTCGTCTACCTTGTTCTTCTTTGCGTCAGCCTTAACATCATCGGTGTTTCGTCTTTCGTATATGATTACTCTTTTCTGCTTTTGAATATCCCGTTCTTGTTCATTGCTCAAATAGACATTGGTTCGGTCAATGATCTGTGAATCAAGGTTTGAATTATAGGTGAACAGATAAGCATCGCCACTAACACATGACGCATAGGCCATATCCCAAGCCTTTGTGTCCATCTTGGATTGTTCCCACTTATCCGAAGCATATTCATTCAACTTCTCACAAGCCTCTCTAAAGGCAAGTTGATTCTCACCCTTGTTAGTTGACGAGTAGTTGATGGTCATGTTGTTCATTGCTACATTTGCAACTTTGAACCCTACGAGTCCAGTAAGGAAGTCATGATTAGAGAATTTCTCGTCTCCTGATTCAAGCCCATTCCACTGTCTGCCCTCGACCATGTCATAGCAGGATTCCGTTGTTGAATACAGTTTATTTTTATTGTGGTTGTCTACTCCCTTTTGGTATCTACTCCATATGGTTGTGCTATCTGTCATACTTTTTTCTGTCCTTTCTTCGAACCGTCATAATTCTCTAGGTTCTCCATTATTTGCCTGTACTTGCGTTCTTCCTCTGTTTCAGGTGTTTCCTTGTAATGCTTTGCTTTGATTGGTTTGGGTTCTTCCGATTCTTTCGGTCTGTTCTTGTAAAGCATAAAAATAAGCACTACCAACAGTATGTCGGTGAGTGCTAGTGTGAATGTAAGCATTGTTACCTCCTATATATCTATTATCTTATCTCCATACCCTGTTGGGTCACTATGCGGTCTTTCGAATTCGAAATTATAGACCGGTGCAGGCTTTGGTATCTCTGTTATTCTTGGTCTGCTCATAACCCCGTATCTTATGGATTCGCAAGCATGGGTTATTTCGTGCGGTGTGTTTGCCGCATCTTCAAGGTTCCTATCATCAAATTGCAATAACGGAATGTTCTTGCAAGCCATCACGCAAGTTTCGAATATTTGTATTCTTGGTGTCTTTGTTCCTCTTTCGTCAGGTACCGGGGTTAAGTACTCTCGCATTGCTCTCCACCCTGGTATCCTTGAATCATTGGCTTGTCTCATTGACTTCAAGCCGTTCTTCATCATTATTTCGGCTCCGCTTTCCCCGGTTTCTTGTCTGCGGTTCCAAAGGTCGGGTGATGCTACTATGTAGTCATAAGGCTCATATGCGAGTTCTGATATCCTTTTGGCTGCTTGGCTTAATATAAGGTTCGGTTCGTGCAGTTCTCTGTATATCTTGCAGTTTCCTTGCGTGTCTACCGCCCACCAATGTGCTGCGGTCATATCCATCCCGTAATCTAGCGATATAAATCTGTTCCAGTTTGCCGGTATCTCGTAAGGCTTAATTACATGAACTGCTCTGTCAAACTCTGAAAAGTATTG